AGCGATCAAATCCACAAGATCTTCCATAAGATTAATTTATTGCAATATACTTATTTATACATTTATGTAAACACATATTTAATATCAGTCAAAGTAAGTAAGCTTACTGAAAATAGATTTTACTCTCCATAAACAACAAAAGGTCCGCCAAATGATCCACTTCCGTATCCTCCAATTATAAGTTTTCTATTTTTATAGTCTATTTGACAACTAACATAACTTCCAGAACCTGTATAATCAGCAACTAATGAAGCAGTTCCATTAAGACCATTATTTGTTAACAAATATTGTGATGCTCCATAGGTATTTCCAAAATATATTCTATTACCTCCTCCCCAAGCCATTCCGTAACTATGACTGTGTTGATTAGTGTCATATATAAAAGCAGATCCTAAATCCCATTTTAGTACTGCTGACATAGTACTACTATTATTAATTGCAGATGTATTGGCTGGAACATCATAACCATACAAATATCTAGATCCTCTTTCTTTTATTAATATATGAGTTCCAGAATACACAAAATCAAATTGACCATTACTATTAAGACTTTGTGAAGGAAAAAGATAGCCAATATAACTTCCTGATGGATGATTAAAAAAATGAACTTTTTTAGCTGGTGTAGAGTTCATTTGACCACAAATTAATATAGCAGTCTCGTCTGGTAAGTATGCAATAGTCACACCTCTTCCTTCATTAAACCCAATACCTGATGATGACCACCCAGATAAAACACTAGCACTAGAATTTATTGCATAAAAACTTGCATTGCCAGAATATGTACTGCCCCCATTATTCCAAGCTATACGACTAGGGTAGGGATAAGCTTTATATAAACGACTAGATGCGTGATCGTAAAAACAACTTAATCCTCCATGATAACCAATCGAACCTGAGGGACTATGTGTAACATAAGATGAATTAGAAGCGTTAATTGAATTTGCATTACTTGTAAAAAATCCATTATATTCAACATCATAACCAACACCCCCACCAGCAACGGAAAGTGAAGTAGCACCACCACCAAATCCAGCCATCGATTTCATAATTTATCTTCCTAGTTTAATTTAAGTATAAGTAATTTTGACATATCCAAGATTTCCAGTACCAGCTGCATTTATTGCTAGACTTATTCCAGATTTTATATAAGAACCTCCACCACAATGTCGAGCTACTCCATTTGAATATGTGTGGTTACTTGGATAATGACTGCTTCCATCACTCTCATTACCACCTTGATATCCACCAGCTCCAGAATTATAACTATTTCCAGTACTCTGACCTCCACCTCCACCAAATCCACCTGATCCGTTCATACCATTATTACTCTGACTATTAGCACTATTATTAATATATCCTCGTCCCCCTAATCCACCTCTCACAAAAGCGTCAGCATCATATATAAATCCTGTTGAATCTTGCTTATCACTGTATACGAAAGTGTTAACTCCATTTTCGTGGTGCTGACATGCACCCTTTAAAAATCCAGCACCTCCACTGGGTCCTCCACCACTATTAATGTGATAATTAGCGGGACCTCTACCACTACCATTATTTTGACTAGTCTCATCATCACCACCAGAAGGATGCTGACCAGGTGCAGTGGCACTACCCGTACCACTTTGGTCAGCTTTACCTGCTCCACCACAAACTGCTAATACACTAGACTTAACACAATTATATAAATCTGTGTCTAAATTTGGTTCACTACTATTACCCATCACAAGGAAAGTTCCACCATTACCACCATGAGAACTATTTGAATCTGGAGTTGGATGACATCTTTGACCAGGAAGTATGAAAAGTCTGTCACCACCTGTTAAACTATAAGAAAATTTAAAATGCCTTCCATCACCAGCTGGTTGACCGTTATTAAGAGTAGTATGAAATTTGGGAGTTTCCATTTCAAAAGTATAAGATCTTGTCTCTGGTGCATGCCATACTTGTATTCCTGTTGTTGTAGTACTAAAATTAGCATCGTCATCAACCCAACTACCCCAACCCATTATATTTTTATAGTATTGTCTTAAATTTGCTTTAGTAGGTCCAAGATAACCTACCAAAACATTACCAGAATTATCATAAGGTCCAAATATTAATCCACTGCCATTTCCTAGTTTTGGTTCGTTATATCCAGGAAATGCAGCACCACCACCACGAAAAAGTGATGCTGCTCCTCCTCCTAGACCTTGTTGTGATAATGGCATGTTAAAGCTCCGCTATTTTAGTGTCTTTTTGATATTGTGCATCTGTTATTGGTGCAGCTGCATCATCCTCATCCTCATCCTCTAATGATTTACCAAGAACATTTCCATTTGTTTCTGTTGCAGATTCTCCTTGTGGTAATGATTCACCAGTAATCGGATCAACTTCTGCTGGATTTGGAAGAATACCTTTTTCAATTTCATCTTCAATTTGCATATCAATTTCTTCAATTTCAGAGTCTGTCTGTTGTAATACTCTTTTACGAACATACTCTGTTGAATAATATTTACCAATAAAAGGTTCAATTTGTGCTAAATTACCGAGACGATTTTGAAGCATCTCTGATTCTTTAAGTTCAGCAAACTGATTGTCATATAGAAAATCATATTGAATATGATCTTCCATTTGTTCCCAATCTTCGGGAGTAACAATATTTTTAAGAATTAATTGTGTTTTGAGCATATCGTTAAACATATTTGCAAAACGTTTTCTCAAACGTCCTACAAATTTAGAAAATCTTAACTCATCTCTCAATATCTCAGATGAACGACCTAAATTAAAACCTGTATCACCACCGATACGTGATTCTGGAACACCTAATGCACGATATAATTTTCTCTGGAAGTATTCAATATCCTGTAATTCACCTAAATTTTGTCCACCAGGTAAAGTTGTGATTTCAGTTCCACGACCACCTTCACGACGAGGCAACCAAAAATCTTCCATCATCGACATGAATTTACGATCATCACGTATCTCACCAGTTTGTGCATTATATACTAACTTATTTCGATAACGATTCATTACCTCTTTAAGGTATTGTTCTGCCTTCACCTTTGGTAGATTACCTACATCAATATAAAATATTCTTCTTTCAGGTGCTCTTGATAAGCGATAAATTACAAGACTATCTTCAATCATTCTTAATTGATTCAGTGCCTTGATTGCCTTTTGTAAGTAAGAAAGAACACGATTACGATTACGATCTACTAATCCTGATGTGCAATATGTAATTGAATCCTTTGAAATCTTTACAGAATTTTTACCTGCCTGAGATATCATTCCTGTTGGGAAATTAGGTTTGGTAGTATAAAGATAATATTCATCAAACTGTGGATTTGGAACAGATTGATTTTCTGGTCTTAATCTTGAATTGACATCATTTTGTGTTTTCTTTTCTTGACGAATATATTTCAATTTCATCGGATCAATATATCTTAGATCCTGTATTCCTTCTTGTGGATTTTTTAAATCAATTACTTTAAGATAATATAATCTTCCATCAATATACCAGTTACGAAAAATTTCATGGGACTTTTTATCAAAGTCCATAACCTCTTTTAAATATCTAAACTCTTCTCTAATTTTTTTCTTAATACCTTCACTGGCATTAAGATTTGACAACTCAACCTCAACAGGTGAGTCATATAAATCTGTGACGATTGCTTCGTTAACAACATCTTCGATTGCATTATCCACTTCGGGATGTAATGCCATCTCTCGATATCTCTTAATTAATTCGTGTTCGTTACGATATGCACCTTCAATATCTACGTATTGACCATAAAATCCGCTAGAAATATAATTATCAACCCCATCCTCATTGTTCTTGGGAACGGGGCTGACAATTGAAGCGGACTGCTTCTGTGTATCCTCAATTGAAAAACCAAAAAGTTTTGCCATATTATAATTGGACTATTATATTTTCTATTTAGCTGATGTTCACACCGCCTGAAACTGGACTGTCTCCTTTCAAGATTTCAATATACTGAACTTGAAGTTCAACAGTGAATTCCTGAATACCTTGAGCGTCGTATGAAAGTTCAATAGGACCGACCTGTGT